ATGAAAGAAAATCCAGATCTATGGGAACAGATATTTATTGCCCTTTCTTCAATGAAAGAGCAAGGAATATCAGCCTCTCTTGCTGGAGGAATGGCTATTCTTCGAGGTTTATATAACGGCGGAGGATGGAAAAAAACCTCTATAGATGGGCTGATGTGTGCAATGTTTGCTTGGTTTATTAAAGATATTCTAATTTTATTTAATATTAATCATGAGTTTGCTTACTTAGCCAGTGTGTTTATTGGTTATGTCGGAGTAGATTCCGTGAGTAAACTCCTTAAAGGAAGAGCAGGAGTTAAAAATGGCTAAAATAGCACGAGGTGAGCGTAATAATAACCCCGGTAATATCCGGCACGGTTCGAAATGGCAAGGATTATCCATAGAGCAAACCGATAAAGATTTTTGCCAATTTATTTCACCTGAATATGGAATACGAGCCATCTACAAATTATTACAAACGTACCAAAAAAAATATGGGTTAAATACCATTAAAACAATTATCAATCGTTATGCTCCACCTAACGAAAATAATACGGTAGGCTATATTAGTCGAGCATCAAAAGAAATTGGTATTGAGGCTGATAATCCAATTAATACACAATTAAAAAATGTCGCTATTCCTTTAGCAGTAGCGATTGTTAATATTGAACTTGGCTATCAACCTTATTCAGAAAAAGTTTTTGAAGATGCTTGGTTGTTATTATGAATTATTTATTAAAGATAATGGCAATAGTGATTTTATGCCTAGGTATAGGATCGATTTGGTTAATTGATAAAAATAAATCCTTGAAACAGGAATACAATAATATTAATCAATCTCTTATTCAACAGATTGCAGAGAATAAAGATTATCAATTAAGAATAAGTCAGCTTAATCAACTTGATAATCGTCATTTACAGGAACTTGTGCATGCAAAAAAAGAAATTGATCAGTTGCGTGATATTAGTGAACGTACTCCTGAGCGGGTGTATATCAAAGCAGAATGCCCCAAAATATCAGCCAATTCCACCGCCGGCTTGGTTGATGCAAGCACCGCCAGACCTACTGACACCGCTATCCGAAATTATTGGGTACTCAGAGAACGAATTGCGCAATCAGAACATATCATTTTAGGTTTACAAGATTATATTCGGCAAGAGTGTATTAATTAAAAATCACTTTAATTAATTTATAATCAATAAAAATTATTTATAAAATAGATTGAATTTTTATAAAGAAAAGGAGAGTTATATTAAGGAGGTGAAATGAAAGATAATGATATTAATATTGCCATTCGTGAACAACTATTAAAACAATTTAGATCAGCAAGTATTAATGTTGATGTTATTGCTGGTTATCAACCAGATAAAAAGCAAGATAATAATATTATTATGTTTTTTCCTATAAAGGAGGTTGGCCAAGGTTGGCAAAAAAGAAATTATAATATTCAAGGTAATAATGCAAACCATAAAGAACAACAACTGTTCGAATTAACATTTCAGGTTCAAGGTTTTATTAAACAACATCCAAATTTAACAGCAGGTGATTTAATTCGAATGACTCGGATGATTATTAATTCGTTGTCTTTTGTCGAATCAATGAGAAAAGAGGGAATAGGGATACAACGTGCGAGCGAAATTAGACGAGCGCCGATAATAAATGCTGGAAATAGCTATGAGCATAATCCTTCATTTGATTTTAATGTCACTTTTTCCAGTACGTTATCTTTAGACACTGCTGCAACAAATTTACTTATTTCTAACTTATATCGTATTTAAGGATAAATATGTCTATTAAACAAACGCGCTATATTGATATTGCGAGCGCGGTTATTGGTGCATCAGCCGCACCTATGCGCAAACTTACAGCTCGTATTTTCTCAACAAACCCTAAAATTCCAGCAGGGAAAGTACTTGAATTTGCTAGTGGGCAAGTGGATGAATTACTTGGTGCAGGATCACCAGAAGCGAAATTTGCTCGTCAATATTTTAGTTATGTTAGTCCCGCACCTATTAGTAAACCTAAAGAGCTACAAATTGCTTCTTTTGAACCCGTAGGTCGTGCTCCGACATTATTTGGTACACCAGCAGCAACTCTTGATAAATTAAAGTTAATTGAAGAGGGTGCATTTACTTTGACTATCGGTGATATCTCTAAAAATATTACTGATATTTCCCTAAAAGATGTTGAGTCTTACGCTGATGTTGCTTCTCTGATCCAAGCTAAATTAAACGCTGAAAGCGAACCTCAATTTGCCAATTGTTACGTCACTTTTAATGCACTTGATGGTGCTTTCTTGATGAGTGGTGGTGTACAAGAAAAAGCGAAGATCACCATAGATCACTCACCTTTAGCTGATGCTATGGGGTTAAGTGACGGAGATGCATCTGAGGGTAATGTGGCACAAACAGCGCTTCAAGCATTTATCGCTGCCGAAGCGATTTCTGATTCATTTGGTAGTGCGACATTCTTAACCGAGCTTTCAGTAGAGCAAAGTGTTGAGTTAGCAGAGTATATTGCGGGTGAAAATGTAAAATACCAGCTCTATTTATCAGTTCCAGATAAACAAGCCGAAATTTATAGTAAAGCATTAATCGGTACCGCATCAACGGGATTAAATTTAAAAACAGATGATGACTTTTTTGTTCAAGCTCTACCGATGGCAATTATGGCTGCAACAGATTTTGATCGCACAAATGCGACGACTAACTATATGTATCGTCAATTTGGTATCACTTTCCCATCTCAAGTTAAGACCGATATTGCGGCGGATCGATTAGATAAATTACGCGTGAACTATTACGGTGAAACAGCTGTTACTGGCACTGATATTAGCTTCTATCAACGTGGTTTTTTATGTGGAAATGCTTCTAATCCATTAGATATGAGTGTTCATACTAATGAGCAATGGCTAAAAGCCCATATCGCACAGCAATGGTTAAGCTTATTGCTTTCCACTCGTGGTATTCCAGCGAATAAAGATGGTGAAGCAAGAGCGATGATGGTTATTGCGGGTGCAGTTACGAAAGCATTAAATAATGGCACTATTCTTACGGGTAAAACGCTGGCTGAAGTACAAAAAATCGCAATTACAGATGCAGCAGGTGATGATTTAGCGTGGCACGATGTACAAAATAAAGGTTATTGGTATAACGCTGAAATCGTTGAAGAAACAGGTCCTTCTAATTTACCAGAATACATCATGAAATATGTATTAATTTACGGTAAAGGCGATTGGGTTCGTAAAGTTGAAGGCTCACACAATTTAGTTTAAGGAACAAACAATGAACGATATTTCAGCAACAGGTTTAAGTTTAATTATTCAGGCAAGTAACACATTTCCTGCAGGTATTCCTATTACCACATTTTCAGATGATGGTGATCCTTTAGATTTACCAGCAGTAGATATCACTCAAACCGCAGTAGATATTAATGGTAATTTAGTGAGTTGGTCAGCGCCTACACCTCAAACTGTGACGGTTAATGTATTAGCAGGTAGTGAAGAAGATGAAAACTTGGCTATTTTGCTTGATGCAAATACAGCAAGACGAGGACGTCGTCATGCAAGCGATATTATTACATTAGTGGCTTCTTATGGTGATGGTTCTATTACCACTGCTCGTAATGGTCGAATTACTAATGGTAGTCGTGGTAATTCAATTGCGAGTGCTGGGCGTCTCAAATCTAAGCAGTACACCTTTATTTTCCAAGATTTTGATCGTGTCAGAGCACGTTAATTTTTAGCGTTATTCTTATTCATCTAATGGCGGCTTCGGCCGCCTTTTTTATGGGATTTAATTATGTTAATTAAACCAAAAGAGATCACTGTTATTGATAGTGATCGTGAAGAACATACTTTTATTATTAGCCGATTACCTGCAACGATTGGACGAGAAATTCTCGCTAAATATCCTTTATCGAATGCACCTAAAATTGGTGATTATGAAGTCAGCAAAGAAGCCATGTTAAAAATGATGGCTTATGTGGCAGTTGAAAAAGAAGGGCAAGAGATTTATCTAAAAACCAGCACATTAATTGATAATCATGTGCCTGATGGGGAAGCCTTGATTCGTCTTGAACTCGAAATGCTGAAGTACAACACCAGTTTTTTCGGCAAAGACGGGAGCCTAAATTTCCTACAATACCTTCTAGGCAAGTTCAGCGGTTCTCTCCCGTCGATTATAAAAACGCTGATGGCTTCTTTGCAGTCATCATCTCCGCGGGTTTCGCCTCCTTCACAGAACTCAAAACAACTATAGATCTAGAGGAAGCCTTTGATCTGTGGGAGATCGCGATTACTAATCGTTATAACGAGGCGCTAGCGGCGTTAAAGGAGAGATAATGTCTCTATTACAGGTATTTTCTCAGGTACTGATGTTGGAGGCTGAAGTATCTGATAGTGCATTAGCAAATATTAGAAAATCAGCAGATGAAATTCTTGTTGAAATGAAAAATATTGAACAGGGGGTTTCAGGAGGTATTACTAGTTTCTATAACTTTGTTCAAGAAATTCACTTCAATCTTGGGGAATTACCCGAAGATCATGACATAAGTATTTCATTCAATAGTGATGAAATGACAAGTGCTTCTGTAACTATTGAAAACTCAATTCAAAGCATTGTTAAAAGCGCTCTAATGGGAACGCAAGAGTTTGATAAATTCTTGCAAGAAATCTTAGTGGGCATGCTGGGTTTATCACTGAATGAGCCAATAAATATTGATCTTAATATCAGTGAAACTCAAGATAAAATTAATTCAGTAACACAAAGTATTGATACCCTAAAAGATTCTATGTCGGTTTTAAATTACCAAAGAGAATTGATCAATAATAGTGGCGGTGATGAAGCGCATATTTTAGCAAACCTGAATACTGAATATGAGGCAATGGAGGCGCAATTATCTTCACTTAATGGTGAGTTGAATTCTTTAACCGAAACTGAAAAGAAAAATAAAGAAAGTAAAATTGTCATCGATGCACTGATTAAACAATTAGGTGCTGATTACGATACTTTTATTACTACAATGCAAACGCAAGGCATTGAGGCGGCAGTTAAAGAAGCAAAGGCCCAACGTCGATTAGGTGATAGTGTTGATGAAACAGGTAAAAGCTATCAGAAAACCACAGCGAAAATGAAGGACTATATTCTTAACGCCATTGGCGCTAAGGATATTACGGGGACTTTGCAAAAGGTTTTTTCTGCTTCATTAGATCGCGCCAAAGAAATAGAGTCGCTAGATAAACTGAGTGAAAAAATAGGTATCGCAGCTATCGATATCGATGCATTTTCAGGTGCTATGGCTGAAATTGGGGGCACAAAAGAGGCCGCTCAAGCTGATTTGACGGCAATGGCCAATGCATTTAATGATACAGAAGATCCTATCGAACAACTTTTAAAAACCGCAGATAAAGTCAAAGGAATGAGCTTTGATGATGCCCAAAAAGAGCTGGAAAAACTGGGTGTTGTCGATGAAAAAACCATTGAATTGATGATGAAGGGGCGCGAAGAATTAGAGCGCACAATGGGGGTTCAAAAACAATTTTCTGGTATTAATGATGAAAGTATCGAAAGTTCTATTCAGCTTAATGCAGTAATGAATAAGTTTGATCAATTAGCGGCACAATTAAAAAATAACTTTTTAGAGATAATTATTCCCGTTCTTGCAAAAGGAATAACGTGGTTTGATAAATTAGTTAATTTTTGTATTGAGAATAAAGACTTTGTTATCGGATTCTTTTCAGCTATTGGTAGTGCTGTTGCCATTTTTTATTTACCTGCAATGGTGTCTGCGGCAGTTGCTACACTTGCAACGGCACTCCCTATATTAGCTATTGCTGCTGTTATTGGCATCTTAGCGACGGCATTTAAACTCGTCTATGACGATATTATGAATTTTATTAATGGTAATGATTCAATGATAGGCAGTATTTTGGATCAATACCCCGCGCTTAAAGACGCAATTATGGTTGTATGGGCAGCATGGCAAACCTTTGTTGAATCGTTAAAAATTGCCTCAAGTGCTATTGCTGAATATTTTATTGCCGCTTGGAATTTTATATCTGAATCATTTAATCAATTTATTATGGTTCTTAAAGCGGGCATTAATAATATTATTGAATGGGGTCAATCGATTATTAGTGTCTTTGTTTTTGTTTCTGAGGCTATCGTCGGTGTATTTAGTTGGATGTGGGAATATATAGAGAAAATATTAGGTTGGGTTAATGAAGGTATTGATTCCATAAAAGGGATTTGGCAATCAGCAAAAAGCTTTTTAGGTATGGAAGATACAGAAAAAGAAATCACTGTTGTTCAAAAGGTGGAACGGAAATTATCTGATGAAGGCAGTCTCAATTACACCATTCCACAACCAAAGCCAGCAATACCCTATTATAATCCAGTACAAGATGTAAATGCGTTAAATAATGGATTAACACTGTCATCAACAAATCGTTTAAACCCGATGACCAGTCAAATGATCAGTAACCAATCAAGCGTTAAAAATGAAAGTAATGTTCAAATTGGTGAAATCAGAATTGAAACACAAGCCACTGATGGCCCAGGTGTTGCGAAAGTGATTAATGAAACACTGATAAATGAAGCGGCTAAAGAAATCTCAGAGCACCACTCTAGCGGAGGTAAGGTTTAATTATGATAACTGAAGTTAGAATTTTTGATTTAGAGTCATTCGCAACATTATTTGATAGCGTTAATCCGATGAAAGTTTCGATTACTGATAGTCATCAAGTCATTAAATTTGCGGTTGAAAATGGTGAAAATCGTAGCGACCACATCATTGTTGACCCTATTAGTATAAGTGTCGAATTACTATTAACGGGTGATATTGTGAATCGTTACTCTATTATCAAGCAGCTTTATGACGAACACACACTAGTGGGAATTCAAACTAGAGTCAAAACCTATCAACCGATGTTGTTAGAGAGCCTCAGTCATGATGAAGATCCCCAAAAAGTGAATGCCATCGAATTAAAACTCAAATTTATAGAATGGAAAACAATAGAGCCTGAATATAATAAAAAATCTTCTAAATCGACAAAAAAACCAAAGCAAACCTCAACAGTCAATCGTGGAAATGTCAAAAGTAAAAAATCAACACAAATAGGAAAAAAAGAAAAATAGGAGGTAGATAAAATGCAAACTATTCCATTACAAGCTATTCCTAATCAGCGATTTTCTGTCGAAATAGCTGGTGTTGATTGGATTTTTACGTTGAAGGTCGCTAATCAAACCATGTTTTGTGATATTGAGCGAGATGGTGAAGTGCTTATTACAGGTATTCGCTTGGTCGCTAATACACCTATTATTCCTTATTGTTATTTAAGACAAGGGATTAATTTAGTTTTTTTAACAGAAAATGATGCTTTACCGTGGTATGAGGAATTTACAAAAACACAATCATTAGTGTATTGGAGTAATGAAGATGGATCTTCGGCGAATAAGGGTGGGGATTGAGGTCGGCGAAAGGCTTCAATGGTATGAAGGATTGCGTATATCAGCAGGAGGAAAAAAATATGCAAATCCATTACAAAACGAATGTAAAATCGCTATTACAGGGCTTAATGCCGAGACAAGGGATTATTTGCTGACGGAAACCAGTCCTTATAATAAAAATAAGCAAGCTCGGCGGCTTTATTTAGAAGTTGGTCGAATTAACTCTGGTTTATTTTCGCTTTTTATTGGCGATATCGTCAGTGCAGAAATAGACTCTCCTCCGAATGTCACCGTAACGTTATCTGCAAAAACTAGCCATCATTGTTCTGGGAAAATTATTTCTTCTAGTGGTGGCGCAATTCAAAAATTGAGTGAAATCGCGTTAGTTATTGCTAATGATTGTGGCGTGAAATTGGATTTTCAGGCGACCGATAAAAATATTGCCAATTGGTATTATTGTGGCTCTGCATTACATCAAATAGAGCGTTTACAAGAGTCGGGAAATGTTAAAGCTTTTATTGATGATGATACGTTATTCGTAAAAGATGATGATAAAGCATTAAAAAGCCGATTTCGTATTTTGAATATGAATTCAGGCATGATTGGCATTCCTAAAGCCACGGAGAGTGGATTGACGGTAAGTTATCTTATCGATAGTACCTCTGAATTAGGTGGAATGCTTCGCCTTGATAGTAAACTAAATACCTCACTAAATGGCGATTACATTATTGAGCAGCTTGAATTTAAAGTTGCCTCTCATGATGCTGATTTTGCCTATACCGCAACATGTAAACGAGCTTAACTATGAGTAAACCCAATAATGATATTGCCAGTGTTGGTTCATTGGCAGGGGCTTTTTCGTCTGCATTTCGCCATTTAATGATGAATACAGATGATATGTTACCCGCAACTGTCATTAATTATGATGAAAAAACCAATCGAGCCATGATAAAGCCCTTGGTCATGATGTTGACTACGGATGATGAAAAAATCTCTCGAGCCCCTGTTGCTAACATTCCTGTGTTTCGATTTGGTGGCGGTGGATTTTTTATTAGAGCCCCCATTAAACCTGGTGATTTTGGCTGGTTAAAAGCCTGTGATCGTGATATTAGCCTTATTTTTCAACGTGGTGGTTTAGAAGATCAACCCAATACAACACGATTACATTCGTTTAGTGATGCTATGTTTTTTCCTGACACGATCAAAGGATGGGCTATTGATGGGAAGAACATTGATGCCTTAGTTATTCAGTCAATGGATGGTTCAGTCTGTTTCTCTCTTCATAACGATAAAGTTGTATTAGAAACCCCAAAATATGAGATCAACGCACCTGAAACGATATTTACTGGCAATGTTACTGTTAATGGTAATTACGCTGTAAATGGTAATAGTGATTCACAAGGTGGGCTGATGCGCCATAACGGAAAAGATATCGGCTCAACACATACTCATAGTGGGGTACAAGCAGGGAAAGACAATACAGGGAGTCCAATATGAGGACATTTTCAATAAACCAGCAGAATGATTTTGCGATAGGTGCTGATGGTAACCTTCAAATTTGTGACAACGATGATGCAGTAAAAAATCTTTGTCAGCATTTTATTAAGGCTGTCCGTGGTGAAATGCTACATAAAAAAGATAAAGGTATTCCTTATTGGTCAGCAACATTTAGCCGACAAGTTGATCTTCCTTTATTTGAAATGGCGTTTCGACAACGTATTGCTGAAATAGAGGAAGTTGTCTCTATCACTTATTTCCATGCTTTTCTAGAAGAAGGAACATTGAAATATCAGGCAGATATACGCACGATATATGGAGGATTTACATTGAATGGCTGACTATCGTTATATCAATAATAAAGGTGTGATTGTTCCTGATACATCAACATTACGAAATCGTGTAGAAGACGAATTTCGTGCTGTATTTGGTCAATCCATTAATTTATCGCCAGAAACTCCACAAGGAGTATTGGTGACTATGGAAATTGAAAATCGGGATGCGATTGTTCGTAATAATGCTGAACTGGCAAATCAAATAAATCCAGATATTGCTGGTGGTATTTTTCTCGATGCAATATGGGCATTAATGGGCGGCGAGCGTATTAATGCCACACATTCTTATTTAAGTGATGTCGAGTTTACGGGTATTCCCGGTACTATTATTCCTAAAGGTTCTCAGGCACTCACAATAATGGGGGCTGTTTTTGAAACGTTATCACCATTAATTATCGCTAATAATGGAAAAATTAAAGGCGATATGCGAGCCAAAGAATATGGTTCTATTAGTTGTGGTATTGGGCAATTAAATAAAGTGGCAAGTTCTGTATTGGGATGGGAAAAAGTGAATAACTTAACCCATGCAGTTGTTGGTCGTCATGCTGAGTCAGATATAAAGGCAAGGCGTCGGCGTAAACAAACACTCGCTAAAAATACAGTCAGCGTCGCAGAAGCAATTACTTCTTCGCTATATGAATTAGAGGGCGTTAATTCTCTTTCTTTTCGTGAAAATTTTAATGATAAAGCGTTAATTGTTGATGGTATTTCATTATTACCGCATAGCATTTACGTGTGTATAGAAGGTGGGGATAGCCATGAAATTGCTAAATCATTATTAAGAACAAAAACAATAGGTGCTGCATTTAATGGTGAGATTGAAATAAAGGTAATAGAGCCAGCAAGTGGTCAAGAATATCCTATTAAATTTTCACGACCGAAAGAAATACCGGTGTTTTGCCGTGTTTCTGTAAAAAAATCCAATATTGATGCACAAACCATTATTCCTAATGCTTTAGAGAAGTGGGTACAGGGTGAAATAGATGGAGACAACGGGCTGGTGGTCGGGCGAGAAGTTTCTCCTTTTGAAATTTCAGCGGCGGTTAATGCGGTGGAGCCTCATTTATTTGTCACTAAAGTGGAGCTTTCAACAGATGGAAAAAATTGGAATGTTGCATTAATTCCTATTGGTCTTAATCAAATTGCCCGATTACCAAAAGGGGCGGTACAAGTGGTGATCGTATGAATATTCAAGAATTTGATTTTCATTCTGATCTACTAAAAGCGATCCTCTGGCAATATGAAAATACAGATAAGCTAAAAGCATTAGCACATTTAAAAGCGGCTTACTTTAATCAATCTACGGTTTCATTTTGGCAAAACTGGTATCGAGATGTATTTAATATTGATACAGCTAACGATTTTGGTTTATCAGTATGGTCACGCATTTTAGATGTACCTTTAGGAATAGATATTCCTCCTAGTGATAAAAATAAAATAGGTCTTGGTTTTGGTAAAAATAAAGCCAATTTTAAGGCAAACTTTAGACGAAATGCGGATTACACTCTATCGCTGACTTTAGATCAAAAAAGAATGCTGGTGAGAATGCGTTATTTTAATCTCACTCAAAGTCCTACCGTGACCAATATTAATGAGTTTCTTAAACGTTTTTTCTGGCGTGAAGATAGCAAAGTCTTTGTGCTCGATCCTTTTGATATGACGTATATGTATTATGTTTTTAATTTTAATCCAGATGAACGTTTACGTCTTTTATTAGAAAACTTCGACTTAATGCCGCGTCCTTCTGGCGTGGGCGTCAAATATCGTATCGTAACCAAGAAGGCCTTTGGTTATGGTCAATATCGTAAAAACTTTCTGAAGAGTAATTTCGGAGAATAATTCTTATGACTAAAATATTTAAAACCCCCTTTGCAACACAAGGGGATAAAACAGTTGTGCCTGTTGAAATTCAATCTGATGGTTCTGTGTCTTATACACAAGGTTATGGTTACGATTATGAACGTGACCAAGTTACTGATCCCGCAGCAAAAGATATTGAACGTGAAAAAATGAATAGTTTATTTCACGATATCACTGAGTCTATTGGTGAAATGCAATTGCAGGGTTTTGCTAAGTGGTCGGAAGCAGGCAAACCTTATCCTATTCGTAGTGTGGTTTATCATAAAAATAAAGCTTGGCAGTCTAAAATTGAAAATAATAATGTTGAGCCAATTGCTGGTAATGCATGGATTGAATTAAAAGCGGATATTACAGCGAATGAAGTTGGCGCTTATTCTAAAGACGATGCGGACAAACGCTTTCAACCACTAGGTAAATATCAAGTTGAAGGTCATAGTTATTCTAAAGCCGAAACTGATACGAAATATCAACCGAAAGGGAATTATGCCCCTGCGGGAAATTATGCCACTAAGGGCGATAGCTATACCAAAGTAGAATCTGATGGTAAATATCAGCCAAAAGGAAGTTATCAACCGTCGGGCGATTATGCGACTAAAGGTGAAAGTTATACTAAAGCAGAATCTGATAGTAAATATCAGGGGAAAGGGAATTACCAAGTAGCGGGTTATAGTTACTCAAAATCTGAAGCGGATAATAAATATCAAGCGAAAGGCAATTATGTTACTGCGACACGTAAAGTTAATGATAAGCCATTGAGTGGCGATGTGACGGTAACATCGCAAGATATTTTTTCTAATCAGGCGATTTCAATTGGCGCTAATCAAAATTTAAATAACTATAAAACAGCGGGTATTTATTTTCAGCCAGCGAATGCAAATGCGACTACAAATTTAAATTACCCAGAAACCATGGCGGGTACATTAATTGTTTTAAAAAATGCTGGTATTACTCAACTTTATTATGTTTATAACACGAGCCGTATTTATTCTCGTAGCCAGTATGATAAAGGTAATTTTACACCATGGGCAAAAGAGTTTAATAGTCAAAATAAACCGACCGCAGCTGATGTGGGCGCATATTCCAAAGGTGAATCAGATGGAAAATATCAGCCGAAAGGGAATTATCTAGTATCGGGTTATAGTTATTCTAAGGGAGAATCGGATGGTAAATATCAGCCAAAAGGGAATTATTTAGTTTCTGGATATAGCTATTCCAAAGGTGAGTCTGATAGTAAATATCAACCGAAAGGGAACTATGCATTAGTAGGTAATAGCGGTTCTAAAAATACAGCTAAAAAAGATGTTAACGGATGGTTGAAATGCGGAGATACGGGAATCATTCAACAATGGGGTAAAGAAGAATGGTTTCATGATGGAAGATCGTGGGATTATAAATTCCCTATTCCTTTTCCTAATACAGTTTTCGTTATTGTTGTGACAAATAATAGTGGATGGGGAAGGTTAGGAACGAGCCGGCATACTAAAGAAGGGTTCACTTTGGAAGGTGATACTGAAAGTGCATATTTTTCCTATATAGCTATAGGATATTAAAATTTAAGTACCCAATCAAGAGTAAAAAAATCACCTCTGATTAATTTATAATGAATTATAAATAATATATAGCCAAGTTGTTTATTTCTTGAAATTAACACCGAAATGAGCAGAGGGCTGTGGCAAAGCATTCATTTCTTATTTTCAATAAATATCGCTACTGAGAAGTTTTTCACTTCAAATAATAAAATGAGAAACTTACTTATTTAGTTCAGAGTTATTTAATTTGACTATATTAAAAGTCGTGATAAAAACGATCCTGAAATAATTTTTTTATAAAAAAGCCACCTATTTTATAGGTGGCTTATCAGCAATAAGATAAAACTACTCTTTTATTTTTCCTTTATCCTTATCATCTACTTCAATAGGAATATAATAATTAACATCTTTTAATAGTGATGCAGGTTTGTTTAAAAGAATTGAAATAGGATATTCATCTTTAAAAATATACTCTTCAATATCTGGAGCACCGTTCTTTCTTGGTATATTGAGTTTTCTAAGTAAAATACCATAGGTGTTATAGATGATATCTTTATAATCTAATTTTAATAATGCTTCAGGAATACTAAATTTTAAATATCTTGTGTTTTCTATCTGAGTTCGATGAGTCAATTGAGCATTATAAATTTCAGGCGTATTACCCATCATAGTTGAATATTTAACGGTTAATTCATCATTTTTCTTAGATAAAATATTATGTACCGCATAGACTTTATCATGTTTATAAAGTGCATTTTGAAAGAACACTTTCCAGTAATCTTCCCGCGCTTTTTCTGTACTAAAATTCCAATCAATCATATTCGCTTTATAGGTATGCTCTATACCGATCAGTGGAAGAGAGTCTATTGTGACAATTTCAATATCGAGGTTAAAACCACTAAATTTTCTTAACGGTAGTGTAAAGCCGTGAGCTTGCCAATTCTCTTTTCTACGATAATTATAAGGCGTTATATTAAACAGTTTTTTAAACGCTCTTGAGAATGTCTGCTGAGAATCAAAACGATATTTTAACGCAATATCAAGTAGTGGCGTTCTTTGTAAACGTAATTCGACTGCAGCACACGAAAGACGCCTTGCTCGAATATAAGAGGCTAATGTCAGACCTGTTTGTTCTTTAAACATACGTTGAAGATGCCATTTCGAATATCCTGATTTCTGTGAGACATTTTCGAGTTTGAGATCTTTTTCTAAATTCTCTTCAATCCAATAGATAATATCTGTAATGACATTTTCGCTAAACAT